AGTCTCCGATATAATAAGAAGTAACCGTTGCCTCTAATGCGGTCATGTTCACCACGGGAGTCTGTGTGCTATAATCTGTAGAAAGGAGTATCTGCTCCTGCCAATATCTTTTGGTCAGTGGGACTCTATACATGGCATATGTCGTTGTAGAGACCGTTATCCAGGAATCCATCCCGTCAGTTGAATTATATGACGATTGCCTAATCTGGTAGGCAACAGTAGAGCCTGTGGGAACATCCTCATCAGAATAGAATGGTCCACCAATCGGCGTAGAGAATGTGGTGTCGTAAATTGGAGAAGTCCATGTGCCAGTTGAATACATCCCAATTGAAATATCTTTTATTCTAGCACCTAATTCAGGCATTGCAACAAAGTGCATCTTTGATGATGACGTAGAAAGAAAAGTACCGCTACATGAACCATCTTTTGTTGTTAATGTGGCAATATTTGAGGCCCCTGTGGCAATTGAAACAGAATAAGTCAACCATGTATAAGGAGGATTTACCCCTGGGACTGCGCATAAGTTTCCTGAATATTCTAAGTATGTATAATTATTGTTATTCTGTGTAACAAGCACATTAAGTACTCCACTAAAAGGATAGAACCGCCAAGAAGTTGCGGCTCCGGGTATCATATACGCACTCCATGTAAAGGTTGTAATAACTATAGTAGCTGTAGTCGTAATGTCGGAATACCCATATGTCCCAGTTGTCGTATTTTCTAAATATCCATTACTAGCATCCCATGTACCGTGTTCTGGGGTCCAAGTGGGATTGTTTGTATAATCGTTATCGGAGAATCTCTCAAAAATACTTAACATTATAGAGCCATTAACGGCCACTGTGTCAATATTAACCAGCGTCCCCGCCGCCCAGTGAGCCCCCTCTGTGGTTATAAACTGCCAAGTTGAAGGGACCACGGAACCTGGGTATATTGTGGTTGAAGTCGGTCCCTGTTGGGATAGTTCAGTCTGTGCCTGCCCCGCCTCCCACTCATCCTGTGAATTATAGGTTTTGGTACGGGTGTTACCTGCGGACTGGATAAGTGTATCCACAAGCGGTCTGACCACATCTGATGCCCTGTCTATGGTGGTCCCGCACATTCGCTCAACACCCCTGCGAGAAAGCCAGACCAGACAGTTATCCTTCTCCTTTACAGACCGGCCATCCATCACCCCTATCTGAGAAGAAATCTGCCTTAAGACAAAATCCCGTCTATCATTGCCTGATAATGCATATAAATCGTCATTCCTGCCTATGTAAAATGCGTTCTGATATTGTCCCATCAGCGAAGTTACCGGATTACCATCATTTACCCCGGATATGTCTTGATTAGACGGAGACGTAGAACGACCTGGAATAACTAAAACCCAGTCCGTACCGTCCCCCTCTCCTGATAGCAATATCCTGGACATTTTACCAGAAACACCGGAAACAACCAACCGGTTCCTAAAAGTGCCTATCTTGGTTCCTAGCGGCATAGACGGATAGGATGTTGTTATCGCTTCAGATGGCGTATAGGTGGAATATGTAAGCGTGCTGTCAAGACTAAAACTAGGGTCTATGCCATTTAAACACCACAATTTGCCCAACGCCTGAACACACTCATACTCGGCTGTGGCATTTAATCCACTGGCCCCAGATATGGCTGTACAATCGCCTTGATTTTTTGTGTAAAAGAAAGACTGGCTGGAAAAGATTATAATGTACTTCTGCCCATCTGTGGCATCATACTTCCAAAGACCCCTTATCGCCTTCGCATCTGTACAAGGGGTTGTATTATACTGACCAGAGCCCCTCCTTCTATATGCGGAAAGGTCCTCATCTAAATAGACGTTTAGTGCTTCTGTAAGACAACTTGGAGGGATTGAGTTGGATGCCCAACGTGTTACTAAACCACATTCGGCAAAACGGGGATATGTATACTCTTTTTCATCAGAACCTAAACCCTGACAGTATGATAAAGAGGGCAATAAACATAATAGAACTAAAAATTTTTTCATGTTTCATAACCAGTCAGACTATTATTTCCCAATTAAAGATGGCCTGTAGTTCGGTCGGGATTTGCACTGGTCTTTCATTATCTTGTTAATAGATGCAAACGACTCCATGAATACCTTTGCCTTATTGTCCCTCTCATCTACAACGGAAGCCTTGTATGCGGCATAAAAACTTAGCGCGTAATGATATGGATAAAACTCAATTATCCCACCAAAGGGAACATCTGTGTCGCTTGTAAGTGTATCGTTATACGCCTGATATTCAATTCTTATCGTTCCCGTATCTGTCGAAACATCTGGAAATGGCGCGAATCCTATACTCGTTCTGCTTGAAAAGTCAATAAAATAATAGGTAGGCAATCCGCTCTGACTTTCCCATTCCCCACTTCTACCATCTAATCCTGCCTGCGTCATTTCTAAAACAACTAGATAATCTCTCGTTACGCGCTCCACTGCAAGGAAATCACTAGGCATTGCATAATATGTACTGCCCGCAGACAAGTCAAATGAGTACGACTTCTCTGTACACAATGTTGTTATGTCTGAAACTCGTTGACCCTCATTAATCCACCCATTTAGTTCACTATCCGAAAACCTCTGCCTCGTACCCTGTCCGTCCGTAATTAATGACCTTACCTCGGTTCTAACCTCTCCAAGATTAAGTGCATAAACTGGTTGACAGAACAGTAAAAGCAGAAGCAGGGTTTTCATGGTTTATGGGAAAGAGGCATTATCGCCAGAATCCGTATAATCTAGTCCGGTTATGGTCACTGCGGCCTTGGAGTCCAGGGCTCTACACGCGACCAGGGCCTCACTTGCGTGTTCATACGGTGCCGATGCCTGTAATCTGAATCCAGGTTGAGTCGCACTGCAAGAATCCGCACCGGCTACTGCTGTAGATAAACAAACTATATCCGCACTGGCGATAGTCCCGAGTTTTGCCACCCGTCTTGTGGGGCTTGCGGCCAACAGAGTTGTCCATGTTGTGGAAGAACAAGAAACATATATTGGGGAAATTGTATTCCCATCATTCCTTGATGTCTTCTGCACGAATATTGGACCTCTTGCAGTTGCCCACGCAATTCCCACAAACGCCACAATTATCACTAAAGATAATTTAGCATGGTTTTTCATATTATTCCTTAATCGCAGGCCACATCAAACGATTCTAATCCAATCCATGACATAACAGCCGCCGCAGATGAAATACAAATAGTGGTCGCTGTACAGTCTGTACATATGTACATTTGGCCCACAACCGGGGTTATGGCCTCTATCTGAGCCTGTGTCCTTGAGCCTATCACGAAAGCATCCGTGACGGTTGCGGAACTCAGCGAAGTGGCTCCGGTAATGCCGACGGTTGTGCTAAACGTCCCAGAAGTCGCTGTAAGTGCCCCGGTTCCGACCACGGCACCAACATAGATGTTCCTTACGGGAAGCGCGGAGGTTCCTATATCAAGCGTAGAGGCTACCCCAGGCTTGAGATACCCGCTAGAATCTACCCGCCAGAACGAATACCCATTAGGTGTGTCAAACCCTAATGTCGAAAAATCGCCTTGTTCAGCAACCACATAGCCCAACAGTCCCATGCAGGCTATAAAGGCGACAACTGCCAATATTTTACCTTTCATTTAAAATCCTCCAAATTAAACTTAACTGTCTTTTCTAAGTCTTTCCAAGCTGTTTATATCGGGGTCTTGGGGTTCAAGTCTAAGCCCTATCCGTTTCCATTCAGATATATATGGCTCGACCTCATGTCTTTTTGTGGCCTTTTTATACGCAGGCGACCATTCAGCACTCTCTCTGCGAATAACTCCAAGGTCACGGTACGTTTCAAGATAATCCACAAACTTGCTCTCAAGTGTCTTTCTTCGTGCCTCTAATTCTCTGCGTTTGGCTGGATTGGTTTCCCTTTGGCTCTTATGTGTCTCCAATTGATGTGAAAGAATAGCAATCTTCCTTCTTATGCTTTCCTTATCGACACATATTTCATCTATCTGCGCTGTGGCAGAGTATCCAGCTTCCGCCATCTCTCCAGCACCGGCCATCTCTTTTAGTTTTTCTAAGTCGTCTGTTATTGATTCCGCTTCTGTAGCGGAAATTAACGGAGCATCTGTGGTAGTTTTCTTAGGTCGTCCCATTGTCTTGAACTCCTTATTTTTATTTCCCCGGCCCCAGGAAGGCCCCAGAGCCGGGGTTTACAAATTAAACTTCGTTTCCGTATATCCAACGCCACTCAACAGTCGAAGTCTCAAACGACGTGTATCCAGCCATCTTTAACACCATCGTATCGAACTCTCCTGTGCGGAAGAACTGCACCGGTTCCCACTCACGCCAAATGAGTTTCTGTTTCATCATCTTGGAATTTACCATGAACCAGTTTGTGCTGGATGTCAGGAAGTTATCCCATATAATACACTTGTATCTGCCCTGTAGATAGTTCCTGTTGTTTAAGTCAACGTCAACTTTACCCACAGACTTGAGAATTTCATACGCTTTCTCAGCATGGTCCATGGGAATAATCAACGTGTCGGGATGGTTGTACATGATTTGGTCGGTATTGGTCTTCAATTTCTTGAAAAGCAATTCCGTAGCCGCCACATTAGGGGCAGAGAACGCCAGAGAACCGGTGTTCGCCTGATTTGAACCACCCACCTTTGAGGTATGGGCGGAATTACAGAGGGAGAGACCGTCACCCACTGTAAATGCGCTAAAGGCGTTGTTAAACGCATATGCGCCACGAGCCTCTCTAAGAGCTCGGAAAGAATCAGCCAGAGAAGCGGTCTTGTCACTAACAACACCGTAGAGGTCGTTCCTGAGCAGTCTGCGTGTGATTTTAATACCATACGCATACTCCCTTTCGGAAACAGACTTCTTATACCCCTCGCTTATGTCACCAAAGGCTATATCTCCAGTAAATTCCGGCACTGTCCCGCTGTCACCTGTCTCAAGGTCATGCTCAACAGCCTGTTCAGCATCCTTAAACCGGTAGATTAACGGCAACATCGACGGATAATTACGATACTGATTTACGAAAACAATACTTAAGTCCTTCTGTACTAAGGAAGGCCAATTACCAACAGTAAGCATATTTCAAACTCCTTTACCAAGATTTTAAGCTAACGGAGAAAACACGGTCGAACAAAGACCGAATACCCCGTAGAACTGCAACTGTGCGAGGTCGTTGAGACCGCTCAGACTTCCGTGTGTGTAGGGGTCGAGCATTTCGTCAAGACCATTCCTGACTATGTGCCTTTCCAACTGCACAAGTCTGGCCGCACCTGCCGCCGCAGTTGAATCAATCTTGGTGGGGGTCGTGGTGTTCCCAACGGTCAACACAAACAGACCGTGTAAAAGGGGCGGTATCTTAACCAGATAGCCAGCCGTGGTCATTGTTGTAAATGCAACAGCCGTAACCCACACGTTTGTGGTGTCAGAAACGGTCATGCGAAGTTCACCAATAGCCTCTCCAGCGGACGCATACAGAAAACTGGTATCCATGTCCTGCTCACCAGAGGTCATGTTCACGGTTGTGCTGGAAGAAGATGATGTAACGGCTACTCCAGTCGTGGCATAATCAATCCTGCAAAGGGTAAGGCCCTCTACAAGTTCTACCTTCCTAGACGGGAAGATATTCGGATTTCCACCAGCAGGAGCGAACCAGGCCGCACCACCCGCGCCAGATATAACCGCGCTATGAACAGCTCCGGCCACAAGCGCAGAACCATTAACGCTGTAATCGTGCAGTTCGGCAAGAATTCCGACAATATTAGAAGCCGAAGTTGCCGCGCCCACAATGGCCGTTCCGAGGTTTGTGGCTCCAGTGGTTCCTTTTATCAGAAGAGTCCCACGGACAAGGTCTGTCGCACTATTTATCGGAAGTGTAACCAACCGAGACTTCAACGAATTAATCACTTTCATTTTTATTCCTTATTCAATTAAAAGTAAATCTATTTTGTATATCTTGGTGTCAATCAAAATGTTAAAAACCGACTTGCTTCCTAGGAATCGGAGCCTGTATGTAATTCTTTACTTTAGAACTGTTCTTCGAGAAACAAAACGGACAACCTGCGCCCTTCCTATGAGCCTGCTCTCCAACATAATGGAGCGGACCATATTCCGTGTCACCATCAGAACTTTCATCTGGGTGCCCAGAATCCGTTGTCTCTCCGTTGCTTATGTCACCAACATCTGCGCTTTGGGTGACTGCCCCGCCTGCACCGCGACCGTCCAAACTCCCACCACTATAATCAACAGTATTTATATTCACCAAAAACCCACACTGTTGGCACCTTACCTTACGCTTGTTACTGCCCTTACCCTGCGCCCCACCAGTCCTGGCATTATTGGGACGCATCAAGCCATCGCCACGTGTCTCTGAGGGGAAAATGTCCTCAAACCCTCTTGAATCGCTATCGGGTGTTTGCCTGGTCGGTTCCCCGTAATCCTTTTCTGGCATTATTTTTTATCGTACTTATCCCACTCTTTTCTGGCATCAATCATAACCCCATTCTCTCCTTTCAGGTCATGTCTGTGGGTCTTAAGTAATTCCTTGTTTTCTTTTGTAATGGCCAATCTTTCTACTGTCGCCCTTTCGTGGGGTCTAAGACCGGAAAGGTCCATACTGTCTGTATCTTCTATTTCCTCCGAACCATCTGAACCGAACCTAGGAGAACCGCCAGATGTCTTCCTCATTTCCTTGTCCCCCAGTTTTCCCTTTATGTAAATTTCAGCCTTGTCAAACAATTTTGCCAACTTCGTAGGGTCTTTTCGAGTTTCTTCTGGATAATCACTGAGAAACTCATTGAATTCATTTTCATATCTTGCAAATTGAGGCTTTTTTCCAAGGTATTCCTTAACCTGTCCCTCAAATGCTCGTTTGCCCTCATAAACAGAATACTTGTCCTCCGCCGCTTTTGCCCTTTCTTCCGCTTTCCTGGTCCTTTCCTCAAACTTGGTCTCCACATCACGAATCTTGGAGCCTAGGGCATTATCTATTGCTGTTATACCGGCCTTTGTGAACCCGGTCTCTTCTTCGAACTTCTTCCACTCCTCTTCTCCCCAAACCTTTGTGCCAGTGGTCTGAGACTGCTGAAAAACTCTCATGGCCTCCACCGCACCTTCTGCTTTCGCGGCCCTTTCTCTTGCCTCTGAAACCTGTTTGGACTGTTCGTCAAAAATCCGTTTTTGTTCTTCCCTTTCGGACTTTCTCTCAGCCTCTTGGCGGTCCATTTCTTCTTTAATCTGTGCCTCTTTTTCAGGGTCTTCTTTGCTTTTGGGCATTTTAGTGTATCCTCCGTTATTGTAAGTCTATATTTGCAGTTATTTCGTCGGCTTTTGATTTCAGTTCCACTAATCTTGCTGACGCTTCCGCACATGCTTCTTCATTCTTCTCAACAAGACCGAGGACTTCGTCATATGCAGAAATGCACCCGGCATGAAACTTTACAATGCCTAATGCGGTTCCTGGGTGGTCAATCTCTTTCTGACTCAAAAGAGATATAACCGTCTCACGGTGTCCCTCTTTTGATTTCTCCAGAATCTTTTTAAGCGCACCCCAGAAAACATCCTTTTCTGAACTCTGTAATTCAGAAAGTTTCCCGGAATACTCCTTTATTCTACTAATGTTTTCCCTTACGCGGTCAAGTTGCAGTTGGTTATTTTTAATCATGGTTGTTCTCCTTTAGTCTTATATGATACATTATTTTCAATTTAATGTCAAGTGGATAATTGCCCCATGGGTGATTTCGGTGATGGGGATACTGTGCTTTGGTGGAGTGGCGGCATGCCGCTACCAGCCCCTCCCGCTCCACCAGGAGCCTGTTTTAGTGCCTGTTCTATCGGGTTCATGGCGGGTGCCTGTCCTGGGGCCAATTTCTGGACCTGTATCATTAATATTTCCTTGTCCGGTTCTCCAGAAGCTATAACCATCCGATTCCAAAGTTCAATTGCTTTAGGGTCCTGTTGTGTTAGCAAGGGTAGCAACTGTATATACACCTGCAATAATCCACCCAATCTCTGCATCCCAAATTCTGGCGAAAGAGTGACGCTTCTGCGCTTGCTTCTCCAAACTATACTATTATTAAGAAATAATTGTCTCTCTATCTCCTTTACCACCAATTCTCCATCTTGTTCGATATTGTAATTTATTTTATCCGGGCCATACTGGGCCAATAGCGCACAGTGTAGTTTCGCCAAATCGGGTATTGACCGCCTAAATTCATCCAGATAATCATCTATTCTTCCGTTAGCCTGTTGGAGTAGGGCTATGGTCTTCCCCATGGGGGCTCTGGGGTCCTGCCCTGTTTCCTTTCCAGACATCGCCTGTGTGGGTCCTAAACAAAATTCCAGGTATCTGACTATCTGTTGCTCTTCATCCATCGAATCCTGGGTATTTGACAAATCATGCAACTGCAACTGCTTCATTGCGTTTGTTACATCGTCCACATAAAAACACGTTCCGGGCTTAATTATGTTTTCTGGTCTATAAAAATCTAATTCTTCTTTATAGTTTTTGTTAATCATCATTATCGGACTGGTGGTTAACATTCGCACATTGTTGCGATTCCTGTGTATGGCATCCAGAAGTTTGAACTTGTCTAGGCCCTCATTAATGAGCGAAATCCCGAGGAATCTGTCTTCCCTGGAAGACAATCTAAAATCCACACAAAAATCTATATTATTCCTTATATGGTAGTTTTTGAATGATAATATCACGCCTTCGTGTTCAACGCTAAAAGTAACGAGATACTTTTCACGGATACCATCACCGTCCAAATCTGATTTCCATACTATGTCCGCCACCCTAAACGGAGCATCTTCCGCCAATGGGGATTTGGCCAATCTATCTATAAAATTCTTCGATGCGGACCACGCGTCATTCTCGCCAGATGGTTCCTTCGCTATGAGCAACTCTGCGGATTCTTTGTAGAATTCGTTTCTTTTTATTCCCTCTTTTAGGTTATCCTTTGTTATGGAATATACTTTTCCATACATTCCCATGTCTCTTAACCTTGTCACGTGTGTGGGGTAATAGATAAACTTTGCCAGTGGAACTATCTCATAGGCGGGACCATCATTTAATATATTGTCAAACTGGTAGTTGGCAACAATCTCAATATCATCGTTGATTATAAACGAATCGGCTATCTCCGAATATTCGTCCTCAGTCATCCCGGCACTATTAGAAGTCGGAAAATCTGCCTGGAATTCTGTGAAGGATTTATATGATTTGGAATCCGAACACTTCTCTATCTGTCTGTCCCAATATCCCGATATAATCAATGTCCCATCTCTTAGACATGGTATTGTGCCCTGTTTGAGTATATCTAATCCGTTACACTCACTATGAAATGAATAATTGACCGATTCCTCTATCTGTGGTAACTGCTCCTTTATGTCGTCTTTCTTGCTTACTGCGGTGAAAATGTCGGGGTCCTGGTATGCCGTTTTATTAAACGTGGATTTAAAGGTCCGAGCCATACCAGAAGCATAACTTATGGTTATGTTGGAAGCCCCTTCAAAGGGGAAATTTGTTTCTTCAACAACCCCTTCTAAAATATCATTAAGTGTTATTAGATTGCTTCGGTTGGCCTTTGTCTGTCGTTCCCAAGACTTGTAATCCTTCCATATAGATTTACCAATCTCTTCCAGTTTTGAACGGCTTTTTTTCAGGTTTTTGTCTCTTGTTATTTCCTTTACCCTTTCAATCTGTTTCTTTATTGTATCAGAAATAGATGGGGGTGGTGATGTAAAAATATTTAATATCATATTTTCTTAAGTTCTCCCATCGTCTTTCCTTTATTGCAAAACGGGCAGTGCAAACTTCTTTCCTCAAAAATTCTTTTGCACTCCCAACACTGATAGATGTGCGTCTTTACACCACTTTTTGCCTTCCTGTTTAATTCGTCAAGTTCCGGTGCCCGTATCTCACTGGCCACCCTGTCTTGTCTGGAATCATCGGAGTTTTTCATAAAGTGTCGGGGGGCGGGGAGAAACTGGCCACCCCCCTTTGAAAGAACTGATTAACCCTGCTCTTTACCCTTAATCTGCTTAAGTTTAGGAACGCTGGCGTTGATATTCTCTCCATCCTTAAACTTAGGGGCCTTTCTGCTTGACGAACCCTTTTTGCCAATATTCATCTTAATTACCTCTTTTATTTAAATTACTGCTTGAATTTCTTTACGAAATTCTCACGCATCTTGGTGAAAGTGCTTGCCGGTATAATACTGTTCTTCTTCTGTTGTATTTCGGCGGCTATTGATTTTATAATGTCAAGATAGTGCAACTTCATGCTGTCCATTATAAAACTGGCTGTCACCGCGTCCACCTTCATAACCGGTATACCCAACCAAAACATCTTTGTGTCTTTCCGATAAAAGAAGGTCGGGGCATCCAATACCGGTAATTCAACTTCCGGTGGTTTCTCTTCCTGTTTCTTTTCCGTATTAATGTCGTCCGTCAGAATTATCTTTTCTGGTTTTGTATCTTCTTTTATGAATTCTTTGATGTCCATTTTTTCTCCTTTGATGTTATTCTGCGGCTACTGCAATTAGGTCTTCCTGGGTTATAATCAAATACTGTCCACCGTTTTCCTCAAACGATGGGCAATCCAAGGAAACGGGGGAACAATAAACAATATCCCCTTTCTTGAATTTATATTGATGTTTCTCAAAAACAACCCCATCACCTATACCGCAAACTTCCGCCTTCCAAGCGTCCCTTCTCCGTTTCTCTCTTCTTGCCATCACGCTTTCGGGTATGTAAAACGAACCAACTTTCTCCTCACTCTTTACCTGCTTAACCAGTACCCTGTCTCCCTTAAGCACTAATGTGTCTATCATCGTTCCTCCTGATTTTCTGAGTTGATATAGTATTATAACCTATTTATTCGATACTGTCAAGTCTTTTTTTACATTTTTGGTCAGAAGTGCAAACCATCCCCAACGCATATACGCAGGGAAATACGCCCATCATAAATGGGCAACTGGGTTCTTCTTTTTTGTTTTTTTCTTTATCATTCATGTCGGCCTAACCGCCGGATTTCCTTTAAAATGTGAAATACTCACTATCCCGGTGCCAATGCCCCTTTTGAACATGCTTCTAAATGTTTTGTTTTCTGGGTCTATGTCCTGGAGATATTTGCTGGCGACATACCAGGCGATGGCAAAGGCTATAACCCGGTCTGAGAAACATCCCTCTTGCGGAATCATTCCTTCTCCATCATACACAAAACTCCGACATTCATCTATCAACGCCGAAGAGCGTATCTTAAACGCGAAATCCTTTATGCCCTCTGACATCTTGTGAATCATCTTGGGCTTTGTTCTCTTGGTTGTCTCCCATCCGAATAACATTGATTCGGTCTTATGTGAATAGTCAGACTTCTCTCTTTTCCATATTTTAGGATACTTCAAATCAATCAACTTTTGTGTTGTTACGGCCCCACAACCAGGCCAGGCTTCGGGTATAAGTACTGCGTTATTGTAAAATCTCCCAAGATTAAATAAAGAATCACCATATTCGTCTGGGGGGATGTGCCCATGATATTCCGCAACCTGTTCCATCTCATTAATATCTATAACAGATGCCGCAGAGAACGCCCCGTTTTTAACACCCTCTGCTATATCGGCACCAATAACATATGCATGCCCGACTGTCGGCATTTTCCAAATTTTTAAATTACCTGAATCTACTGGGTAGAATCTGACTTCTTCTCCCATGTCTTTAAGTAATCCTGTCCATCCCTGATGTTTGCAGAATTTCTCATGTTCTATTAAAGCAACCCAATCAAAAATCATGGCGGAAGATGATATAAACGCTTCGTCAGATGTTACTGGATATTCCTGACAGAATAATTCGACCTGTGACATGTCCTTGCGTTTCTTCCTTCTCCAGGCCATCTGTTCCATGTCCACGCCAAACACATCGATTAAATCTTTTTCTTCTTTGGTAATGTCGTTAAACCCCTGTATTCCTTTAATCCTATAGGTATCGTCCATTATCCACGGAATGAATATGCCCTTATACCTGGAGTTGCCTTGTATCGATTTCTTCCATAGCTGGTGGGCGAAATTGATGCCGTTTGCTGTTGTCTCAATTACGCCCTCTGCATCATCCATTAGGGCTTCTTCCACAGCAGTCAGAACCTCTGGGTCGTCCCAATGGGCAAACTCTGAGAAATGGTAATCAGTTATATCTGAACCACGACCGAATTTCTTCGAACCGGCTGTCCCGATATAGAATGTTGAGCCAGTGTCTAAGAATTCTATCATCCCTTCGCTCTCCTTTATCTTTACATTCATTGGCCATAATGAATTTCTCACCATAGGCATAACACGTTCTCTGAACATTTTAACGGTGGCATCATCGTTCTGAGTCAACATGATTGCCCGTTTATTGTCAAAGAAATTACACTTATGGATGAACCTCGCTATATTGAAAGTAGACACTCCGCCCTTGCGCGACTTTATGATATAGTCGAACTTGGAGTGGTTATCCCAGTAGTATCTTTGTATTCTGTTTAACTTAAATCGGATTCTTTGGTTGGTAGACTTGTCTATTATCTGGAAGGCTTTTTCAGCAAAGAACACAAAGTCTTCCTTGCACCGTTTAAGGAGTTGTTCTTTGGTGATGTCCATGAATTACTCCACGACTTCTGATTGCAGTTGGCCCTTGTACGCATTTAGTACTGCGGCCTCAATCTGCTTTCTGGCATGTTGGTTTATCGGATGGCAAATATCGGCATACTTTCCGAGTTTGTCTTTCATGCTTGGCATACAGACTAAAAATTCACCGTTCTTGGATATGATGCGGATTTTCCTTACTGAAAAAGAATCATCAATAACCATTGAGCAGTAGGCCATCACCGGGTCTTCGTCTTGTACAACTTTTATATTGACGCTGGTTATCTGCATTACTTTTTCCTTATGGCTTCTTTATTCCACTTGGCGCGTTTGACTATATTTTCCTTACTGGCGGAACCGCCCTGGTCTCCTATGCGTTTGCCAATCTTCTTACCCATCTTTGTAAGTTCTTCTCCTGCATATTCTCCGCCTCTCCCCATCTTCAACATCTGGGTCCTGGCACTATCAATTGTCTTTCTGTCTGTAACCTTTTCCTTGAAAATTTTTGACCCTCTGTCTATCAGTTTCACTGTCCCCTTTGCCTTGCCAGCGATATTCTTTATTCTTGCATATCCGCCCACGGTAGACCCCATAGCAATATTGACAACATCGGAATCCATTATTTTATCTATTGTCGGTTTCAGCTTTTTATATTCCTCTTTTGTCCGAACACCAAATCTCTTCAAACCGGAAACGACTCTATCAAATTCGCTTTCTTTCTTTGCCATTATTTTATCTCCTTAAATTTCATCATATCAAGAGTCATATCGGTTTTCTTTCCATCCCCGTTGTCTCTAATGGTCTTGGACTTTATCTTATACTGGACAACGGCTTTGCCCACTTTTCCCACCTCCCCATTTATCTCACCACTGTTCAGATATATAGAAGGATAATATTTTTCAGGTTTACTCTTTTTCGATGGTACAGACGTCCCTAACATTTTATCCCCCAAATCGATAAAACCGGACGTACTCTTGCTAGACTTAATCGCTGTGGATTTCTTTTCTTTTCCAGAATCTGCAGAAACTCTATCAAATTTGCTCGACATCTTTCTTCCCCTCCGTTGGTTTCAAATCGCCATCTTCCCTCATACTCTTTAGTATATTCTCAAATCCTATGTTCAGGTTTACTGTATTGTCAGATTTATCTTCCTCTTCAACATGCTCCATCCAAATCTTCATCCTGCCTGGGTCAGCATCCTCCATTAACTTCTCATAGAACTTACCCATAACTCCAGGGGTAAGACACTTGCACCAAGACTTCCAGTTCTGCTTTACTCGGCCACGCAGTTCTGGATGTTTGTCCCACTCCTTTAATATCTCCGGTCCAACCTGAAAATGACTAGAAAAATCCTTTTTATATTTTAATTGTAACAATTCAACCAACTCAATTGGAAAACCCTTTTCCTCCAGTTGTTCAGATGTTAATCCCGAATAGTGTCTTGGCAAAGACAACCATTCACAATACTTACTAAACGCTAGCCAGATTTTTGGGTCTTTTATTTCCATAGTATCAACTATTATACCCTATTTAATCATCTTTGTCAAGTCCTTTCATCTTTTGCTCCATATCATACATCTTATTAAATGCACCCATCAACATGGTACTCAGTTCAAATCTCCGGTCATAAGAAAACCGTATTCCTTTTGTAGTAAAGCCCTCATACCCACGGTTGTCGACTTTTATCCACTCTCTAATGTCTATCTTGGTCTCTCCGGCTATATTTACCAATCCTATAGCTACCCATAGTGTGGGATATCTCTGAAACTTCTCTATTATGGTCTGTTCTCCCTCTTTGAGAATCGGCATTTCATCTGGTAAAGCATTGACTACGTTAACCAAACCCTTAGAAATTTCCTGGGTAAACGTAATCCCCTTGGGAGAAGCATAGAACTTAACCTTCTTAACGGAATAGGTGTAAAATCTCAAATCGCCATACCATTTCAGTTGATTCTTATGGTTCCGGTAATGAACAACACAGCACTGTATCCGATGGGAAGGTCCGTATAAAACAGAACCAATTACCTCTCTCTCGAACTTCGGCATAACGCGGTCATAGGACATTGTGGTTTTTCCTCTTGGTAGTAATTAATTTTGGAATAAAAAGTATGTCTTTATCTAACATTATATTCGTTTCCTCTTGGTAATCATGCCTTTTGGAATAGAAAGCGGGTCAATGCACTGGCCATTGCGTCCCATGGTTGTAGAGATGCAAACAGAATTCTTATCCTCTTTAATAAGATAACCAATGGAGGAACATCTAAAAACTGTTTCTATTTCGTCATCGGACTTCCAACCCTCATCAGAGAAGGCGTCCATCCACTCAATATATAACTTGGGGGTTTTGCGAATGTCTTTGTTTTCTATCATGTGCCCTCCCGTAATGAACCCTGGGTCTTAAAACAGTGAATCTTATCATAACATTCTGCAAGAACAAATACCTTAAATTGTATATTGTCGGCAATAATGGCCTGCTTGGGATTGTATAATGCTTTGCCATGTTTAATAGCAAACCATTTAGGAGAGAAACTCGGAACCAACTTGATGGCGGCCATATGCGGACGGGAGAATACTTCATTTAGCCAGTCTATATTATTCACACACCCTCCTGTTGTCTAGCCCCCACAAGGAATCGAACCCTGTTCCCAAGTTTACAAAACTTGCGCTTCACCTTAAAAGCTTTGGGGGCCTAAAGCGAGGCGAGGGGGTCGAACCCTCATTCCCGGTTTGGAAGACCAGTGTGTTGCCATTACACCAGCCCCGCGTAAATTTGGCGCGAAGGAAATGGACTTGAACCACTTTATCCCAGGGCTTCCCTGGAATGTGCCCCACAGCACGCCTCCGCAAAAATCTGGTAGCGGGAACTGGAATCTAACCAGTCTCGTTCGGCTTATGAGACCGATGAGTTCGACAGAACTCTATCCCGCCATAATAATTATAACATAAAACACTTGACAATGTCAAGCTTTTTATAGTATAATCTTATCAGGTTCATAGTGCTAAACCCTCCATAGTTATGCGGCAATCTATGACCTGTTACGCTTAACACCTACGGCATAACATGAATGACCCGCCACGCCTCTGTAACCTCAACGGACGGGGAACAAGCGCAACCGGGCGGGTCTTTTTATTTCATATTACACCTTGAAATCGTGGATATATCAGAACGGTGAGACACCAATCGGAACGTGGTACCCCCGGCATCTCTCTCTTCCCCTCCCCTTAACTCCTCTCCCCAGACCCCTCTTCTCTTTATCCTCTCTCTATTACTCTCTACTTATTTGTGCATGCCCTTTTTTATGTGGTTACCATTTCGGTTTTGCTCAAAAATAAGGTCAGTCTGATAACAGTCTGAACACCTTGGTAATTCGCGAGAACGCGCAATATGTAAAGCCAAGACACCGTACTACGACTAAGGTACTTAACCCAAGGTACTTAACCTAAGGTACTCAATCCAGGGTACTCAACCCTGGGCACTCAACCTATGGTACTTAACCTGGGTACTTAACCAACCAGCTTTGTTTTTCTGCGATTTCTGGAGATGGACACAGGTACTTGGCCATATATATATCTAATTTGGTTGGTGGGTACACCTCCGCATTAGTTCACCTATCCAGTGTCTGATACAGTATCTATGCGCATCTACACAGTATCCACGGGTGTATTAATTAGTTTGGCATGGTGTGTAGTATGTTGCCAAAAAACCAGCGTGGTGTGGTCGCCTTGATACTGTTATCTAGCCACCATACATATCCGATACTGTTATCTATACTGCGCGCTCGCGTCTGTCTGATACTGTCTTATGTACTACATATAGCTACCAAATGTAGCCTTGACACGTCAACCACCTGCCACCACGGCATTGTTACACGGTCGTATAACAACGCCACAATGCCGCATCACACAATTGTTATACACTAGCCCAAAACCAGCTTGAAAAAATATCCCTTGACACCAATTTGCGCTGTCAAGCCCATACCCTTGCCACCGTCTCAAAATAACGCAAACACGCCCGTTTTGTTTACTTACCGGTAGGTAGGTTTTATTATTATACACTACGAAAAAGCTTGACAAAAAAACGCCGTAAATGCTTGAATCACTAGGCAGCAAACTGCAGTAAACTAAGGTAGTAAGCAAACAAGGCTATATAAATAATATAGCAAAGTAAAATAAAAACACGGAGGGACAACACAAATGGACAACACGAACGCGAAGGACTTCACGGGGGCGAACATAAGAACCGTGGAGCAAATAGCGAAGCAAAAAGAGAATGCCAGAATAGCCTATAGTTTAATGGGATTGGAGCTGCCCGAAAAGGCTACAAAAACGCGGACTAGCTCAACAGGCAGGAAATACTTGCTGGGCTTTCACGACATAGTTAATAACGGCAGAAAAATCGCTGTTTCGGAGCTAATCGCCCCGGAAGACACGCCTGTTATTGACCCGGAGAGCATGGCAAGGACGCTCCGAGCGTATATCGCCTATAAGATAGGCCATTCACTTAAAGAATTAAAACAGGAAAACGGAACAAGCCTGTTTTATTTCAGAAACCGTATAACAAATACGGATAAAACCTGCGAAGTAAATATGGCGGATGTAGACGCCTATCAATTCGTGGTGGCGTTTTACAAGGACTGCATAACTGAAATCACGGACAAGTGGGCAATCTTTACCCACGAAAACGGAAAGTTCTACCTGCTTGCCGTGAACGCGGGACATTTCCACACGGTTGAAGTGGCCAACCCGGAGGTAAAAGCCTAAACACCTGCAGGGGAAGAGACCGGAGGTAAAAGCCCGGTCTATTTCCGCTTGTTCATAATCAATCTGATTGTGGATAAACGGGAATATCAAATAACACGGAGGAAATATGGCAGAAGTCAGAATGTACGGGAAGATTGCTGGATACATAAACATTACCGTAAAGAAACTGCTCAGGCTGCAGTTGCGGGAAAGTCGCAGGGTGTGGACAATTGGGGGATTCGCCCCTAAAAAGTAATGGATACCGGCCGGGGATTGCGTCAGACCGTCCCCGGCAGTTTCCGCTTATATATTAATTGGATTAGTGTATAAACGGTAACAGAGTGGTTAGGGATAACGGTTCCGGTAATTTTACTGATAATCCCTATAATTGATTGGGGTGGCCGGTTCCGGATTGGTAAACCGAATACGGAGGG